ATAAATATATGCTGAAAAATATTAATAAATTAGATAAGAAATATATAGATTATATTAAGGAAAAGTGGGAAGAATTAAAAGCATCAAATAAAACTGAATGTTATAGAGAAATAATTGAAAAATCAAAAAGTAATGTGAATAACTGTGAAGTAACAATTGCTGATGTTGTGTATCCTGAAATGCTTGATAAAGCTATTAGATATTCTTGGAATGCTGATAATAAAAATGTTGATATGAATAAACTGCATAAGAAATTAATTAATGCTGGTGGTAGTCATAGAAAATTCTTAAGATTTATTACTGTGTATTTGAATATTAAAATGCCTTTATATTGGTGGAAACAATTTGATACTTACCATTTTAAAGAATCTTTATCAAGATCCACTATGCACACAATTCTTAAAAGACCTTTGGAAACTTCTGATTTTGAGAAAATAGATCTAGATATATTAAATAAACTTAATAATGCTATTGCTAATAAAGATTTTGATTATGTTATTGCTAATTTACCCAGTAGTTATTTGCAAGAAAGATTTGTTATCACTAATGCTGAAACTATATTGAATATCTATATCCAAAGAAAAAATCATAAACTTCCTGAATGGAAATACTTTATAGAGACCGTCCGCTCTGCACAGGTAATAGACAAAATATTAACTCTTTACGAAGGAGGTACAAATGACATAAAACATCAAAATAATGAAAATGCTTTAAGTCCTACAAATGCAAATGATATTGATCGTGTTTTTGATATTGATGGTGAAGTTATGATTAGTGGATATTGGTATTCCCTTGATACAAACAAACTATCGACGTATTAAACTGCAAATTTATCTTGAATATCGTTGGTACCTAAGCCTGTGAGGATTATCCCCTTGCAGGCTTTTTTATAATTACTACATTTGACTTTGCTATATGTTATATATATTATATAGGCAAAAAGGAGTAAAATGAATATTTCTAAGAATCCTAATATAGATGAAGTTAAAAAAATATTGAATCATTTAAAACAATCTAATAAAATAAAAAGTGCATTAGATGCTATTAAGAGTAAGATTAGTAAATTAAAAAATACCGCAACTGAAACTGTAAGTAATCTTGGAAGTGCTACAGTTAAAAATATTGTAAATAACAAAGATGCTTTAAACATATTAAAGCCTATTATATTAAATAATAATACTAATCCTTATGATTTGATTAAAAATAAATATAATAATTATTCTACTGAAAATAAAACAGTATTAAATGTTCTTAAAAAATATATGGATCAAATTAAACCTTCTGGTAATGCTAATGCTACAGAATATCAACCTGCTAATAAATATACAGGTTATATGGCTCATCTTGGTAATGTAATGAATAAATGGTATGGTGAAAATATTTGGGGTATTAAACCCGGTTATGAAATACAAAAAGATGTAGCTACATTCTCTAATATAAAAAATGTCGTTAAAAATATTATACGAGATTTTAAATTTAAATTTGATAAACCTGAATTTATTAAAGACTATTCTAAAGAATTGGATATATTGGCTGGTTATATTAAATACATGAAACAAAAAGATCCACAATTTAAAGTAGTATTACATGCAGGTGCAAGTTCCGAAGGCACTAATAATAGGAATGCTATGTTATCTATTGCTCGTGGATATAAACTTATTGATGAATTAAAACGTAGAGGTATTACTGATGGCATAGAATTAAAAGCCGAAGGTGAATTAAAAGCAAGTAAAAATGTTAATCCTGATGATAGACATGTTTATGTAGATATTGGAGATCCTTCTGAAAAAGAAATCGAAATTTATGATTTAAGAAAAGAAGGTATGTTCGGTGCAAGTTATAATCCTGTTGAACCTCTTATAGCTTCAGTATTAGATACTTATAATGATCCGACAATAAGACAATATTATCAAAATGCTATTAAAAAAAATAAATTAACTTTTAAAGGAGTGAGATAATGAAGTTCAAGAGTGAAAGATTATTACGGTGTGAGCAAGTTGTTATTAAACAAAAAACCTCTTTGATTATTAAAGAAGAAGTTAAACGTAGCAAATTTGTATTTGTTAAAATAACTGAAGGTAAATTGAAAGATAAAATTTTTATTACATATAATGGAAACATTGAATATGTTACTATTGGAACTCAGAATATTCCTTTTATATTTGCTGATAATTTATTAAGTGAAATTGAATTAGATGAAAATGAATACGTATGATTGTAATAAACGCAGAAAGATTTAAACGTGAATTCTTTTTTGAGAATGAGATACCTGAAAATAAAATAGTAGATAAGAAGTTGTATGAAATTAGTTTTCATGATGTTGGAAAGTATTACAAATTAACTGACGGTTCTAATTGGTATGTTAGAATACTTGATGTTAAAAACAATTACGTAGCAACTACAGGTGGACTCTTATTTAAAGCAGATTATATGACACTTGTTTTTATGGAACACAATAAGAGATATTACACAGGTTATAATGACAATAATTTGCATTTCTTAATACGTCCACCTAAACCTGTTGAGATTAGATTTGCAAATGAATTAGCATCTGGATTTTATCCTTTTGCTAATCAATACACAAAAAGGAAGGTTGTATTGGCTTTTGAAGAATTACGTAAAGCCGCTGAGGCTAAAGGTATTGACGCTAATTTTATATTAGATAGATTATTACGTGAAGTAGATAATGAAAATGGATCTATTAAAGAACGTATTGCTGTTTTAGGAATTATATCTAAGATTGTTAATATTGATATGCCTTTAAGTGGTTCTGGTATTAGTAATGCTAAACAACCATTAATTAATATTAATAATATTCAAAGCGAAAAAAGATTAATTCAACAAGCATCTGGAATTAATGAAATATTAGCTAAACATGTGGAAGCTCAATCACAAGAAATGTTAGAAGAAGTTATACAACCTGAAAACCTTAAAGGTGAATATGAAGTACCAAAGGAAATAATCAATGCAGAAATGGATACAAAAAGCAGTAAAACGAATGAAAGCTAAAGGCACTGTAGGCGCTTTTACTAAACAAGCTAAACAATATAATATGACACCTAAACAATTTGCTAATTATGTGTTAGCTCATAAAGATAAGTTTAGTGCTACAACTATAAAACGTGCTTCATTTGCTAAAAATGCTAATAAAGGTAGGTAATATGGATTGGAGTAAAATTATTAAATCTAAAAGATTAAGAGATTCTTTACGAATTACAAGAGCTAAACAATTTGCTTTTTCTGATAGTTTATTTATGAACCCGTATAATAAAGGACAAATAAATAAATATCTTGCAGATAAAATTGCTGAATTAAACCTTAAACGTAAAAACCAAGTTTTAGATGCTTTATTAAAACAAAGATATAATAATATAGGTACTGCTGTAAAAACTATTGATAGCGTCTATAACGTATTTAAATAATTATGGATATTAAAGATTTATCAAGAGAAGAAGCATATCAATTATATGAAGCTTGTAAAAATGATATAGAACTATTTGCTCAAATATTTTTCCCGCATATATTAACTAATAAAATACCTGCTTATCAAAAAATATTATATAAAGCATTAAAAAAACGATATAGATATTTCGGTGCTGTATTATTTAGAGGTGCTGGTAAATCTACAATTTCTAAAGTAATTAAAGGTGCTTGGGATATTGTATATACTCGAGAACCTGTTGAAGTTTGGATCTCTGAATCTATAGATCAAAGTGCGAAACATTTAGAAGCTTTGAAAGATGAAGTATTTTATAATGAAAGATTACAAACGTTCTTTGGTGATCTTAAAGGTAGTAAAAATAATATAGAAGAAGTTGAATTTGCTAATGGTGTATATATTACTGTTAAAGGTTATGGTAGTAGGATAAGAGGTATATCTTGGAAAAATCAAAGACCTACAAGAATATTACTTGATGATTTTGAAAGTGAAAGTAATACAAGAACTGAATTGCAAAGAACTGATGTGTTTAATTGGATTAATAGACAAATAATGCCGGCAGGTGATGTTAATACTACAATAGAATTTTGGGGTACTATTGTACATAAAAAGAGTTATCTGAATACAATAAAAGATTTAGGATTATTTAAACCTCCACAAGGATTTTATATTAATGTTCCTATAGAGAGTGATGGTAAATTAGCTTGGGCTGATAGGTATGATTGGAATTGGATAAAACAAAAACGTGAATATTATGAAAAACTTGGAGACTTAAAAAGTTTTTTCCAAGAATATTATAACATATATGCTTCTAATGATAGAGAATTATTTGATCCTGATAAGATACAAATAATAAACGGTTCTTTTGAAACGTATGAAATGCTAACTTATATCAATACGAGTACAAAAAAAATACCTGTAAATACTTTTATTGGTGTTGATACTTCTACAGGTTTATCTAATGATTATACTTCTATTATTGTTATAGGAGCTTTGCCTGATAATACTTTTGTTATATTAGATGTAGTGAATGAGAAATTATTGCCGACTGAACAGTTAAATACATTAGGAGAATTAATTAATCTATATAAACCTAAAATGGTTACTATAGAAACTCAAAATTATGAAATAGCTTTAGTAGATTTCTTAAGACAAAAGATTAGAGAAAAAGTTATTAAGCCTACATCTGTTATGCCTTTTAGATCTAAAAAAGATAAAAGCGGTAAATATAAAGAATATTTAGAACCTTATATTAATAATGGTGTGATATTTGCATTACCTATGTCCGGATATGATGCACTAATTAAACAAATGAAAGAATATAATGAAGGTAATAACTCTAATGATGATATATTAGATGCTCTATTATTAGCTATTCATAATGCGTATCCTGTTAAAAAATATAACGTAGAAGATAAAATAAAACAATTACAAATGAGGAAGTTTGACCATGAAAGAAGATATACAGACTGGTATGTTGCCTGAAGAAGTTGCGCAAAAATATGATTTATCTCAAGAATTTATTAAAGCTATTAAAAATAATGTTGGTTCCGAACAAGTAAGAGAACAAGCTAATCAATATATCCGAACAAGTATTAATTCTAAATCTGATGAGGAAGTAATTGATGTAGGAGTATTAGATTATGAACAAGGTAGTAAAATATTAAATCAAGTATTAGAATATATAGAAACTGCTGATCCAAGATTAATGAACTCAAAAGATAATCCTATATTATCTGATTTGCTTAATTCTATACATTTATTTAGTAAATATGCAAATATAATGGAGTTATTGCATGATTAAAAAATTAGACAATAAAACTGCTGTTAAAAGATGGCAATTATTATTTGGCTACAGAACAAGAGAATATGTACAATGGTTAAACCAATGTAAAATAAATGAACGATTTTATTTTGGTGAACAATATACTGATGAAGAAATAAAGAAACTAAAAGAACGTGGTCAGTATGTTATTGTTATGAATAGATTGCGTAAAGCCATTAGAGGTATTGTAGGTATGATGGCGGCTAATACTCCTAAATATAAAGTGTATCCTCGTAATAAAGATGATTATGAAATTGCTAATCTTACTAATAAATTATTAGAATGGGCATGGGATAAATCAGGTGGTATTCATACTTTCAGGAAAATTATAAAATATAGTGTTATAGATAATATGGCTTATTTCTATATATTCAAAGATCATGATGGAATTAAGTTTAAGTTCTTACCTTATAATGAAGTTGTTATTGACCCTAAAAGTACAGACCCTCTATTTAGAGACGCTGATATGATATATGTAACTAAATATATTCCATTAGATATGGCTAAAATGATTTATGGAGTTGATGATATTTCTACTGAAGTACCACAAGCTTTTTATACTGATAGAGATATTGTTCCTGTTATTAGTGATAATTTTAAAATATTTTTAGATAGAGTATTTGATAAACAAAAAAAGTATGTTAAATTATTTGAGATATATAGAAAAGTGCCTATTCCTAAAGAAGATGGCAGTTTTGATGTTAAAATTAAAGTTGAAACTATGATAGGATATAGACATCTGTTTGAACAAGAATTCCCTGATACTATTACAGAATATCCTATTATACCAATTTATGTAGAAGATACACCTAATCCATATAAATATGGAGAGGTACAATTCCTAAAAGAGTTACAGAAATTTGTTAATAAAGCTTATGGGATTACATTACTTAATGCACAATTAATGAGTAATCCTAAAGTATATTTACATGAGAATGATATACCTAATGTAGATATTGAAGAATGGGAAAGAAAGCATGCACAACCGGGAAGTGTTAATATATTAAATCCCGGAGCCGAACCTCCTATTATTATTCAAGGGCAACCTATTAATAATGCATTCTTTACTTTATATCAAGATGCTAAAATAGAATTAGAATATAATACATTACCGTCTATATTGCTTGGACAATTAAATTCTGAAAATACTAAAATTAATCCGTCCATAATGTTAGATCTAAAAGATAGTGTATTAGATACTTATAAAGATCTTAATGATAATATACAATTAGCTTGTAATCAATTAGGTAAAGTGATATTGCAATATTGTGCTTCTTATTTAACTAAAGAACAAATATTACATATTACTACTTCTAATAAACAACGTGAAAGTATTACAATTAATCAACGTATTAATATAAATATTAATGATCCTCGACAAATTGAACAATATAAACAATATTGGTTGCAGAAAGGTAAAAGTGAAACTGAGATAGATAGAGAAATAGAAGAAGCAAGACATAATGAAAACTTAGCTAAAGCTTTATATATTATTAAGAATGATGTAAGTCTTATTACTGATGATGTGCAAATAATCCCGGGAAGTTATAATGCTAATTATGAAATAGCACAATTAAGATTAATGATAGAATTAGCTCAAATAGGAGCAGTAAGTCCTGATGAGATTTTACATTATCTACCTATAGAAAATAAAGATGAATTAGTAAACAAATATGAATTAATTAAACAATTGCAAGGTCAGTTAGAACAATACGAACAATTGATACAACAATTACAACAAGAAACTAATAAGAATCAACAAGAGATTATTAACCTTAAAACTAATCAAGTTGTATTGCAAGAAAAGATTAAACAAGAGAAACTGAATAATGAAATTAAATTGAAACAGTATTTTAATAAGAAATATGCACAATTGTTAAATGAAAAAATGAGAACACAATTAAGTAAAGAGATAGCAGAAATACTTGCAGTTGAGAAGATTAATTCTATGAAACGTCAATTAAAAAATCAAACCACGAATGAAAAAGATATAACAGAATATTTAACAGAGGAGTAATATTATGGATTTATTACAGAATGAAAATGTTAGAGTGAATAATCCTATAACAATTAAGAAATCGGATTTTACAAAACCTATTCAAGAACATATAATCAATAATGCTATGGGGATTAATATTAATCCTACAATTAATAGTTTAGCTAATACTATGCAATCTGTATCACAACAACCTCAACAACAAACTAACAATAATACTGAACTATTGAATGAAATACTTAATGATCCTGATGTAATGCGTGTATATATGCAGAAGAAGGGACTTATACCGAATGAACAGTCTCAAGCTACTTCTGCAATTCAACAACAATCGCAAACACAGGATCAACAGAATGATGTAGCAGGTGATGATCCATTACAGAGTTTATTGAGTGAATATATAATGAATGATAATCAAAATGAATCACAATCAATGAATCAACAACAGGCATCACAACAACAACAAGAACAACAATCATCTTTGAATCAATCACAACAACAAGCTGTAAATCAAGCACAACAATCTATGAATCAACAACAGGCAAAACAGAATGAGTCGCCTCAGAATGATGTAGTAATGTCAGTTTCGCAATTGGCATTAAAAGAAGGATTAGATCCTAAAGATGTATTAGAATTTGCGACACAAATAACTCCCGAAGCTATTGTAGAAATGTATAAAGCTTTTAAAGAAGATAATCAAGAGCAACCTTCACCAACTACAATAGCTCAAATGAATACTCCACCTATACAACAATCAAGTGGTAGTGTATTCAGGAGTGTAAAAAATACAGTATTTGATTAACAAAGGAGACAATAATGGCTTATAATAATGACCGTTTTGAAACTAAAGATGCTTTGAAGACTAATAACTTCTATGGCAAAGTTATTCCTCAAGGTACTACTGATTATCATGCGATAGCTACTGAACCTGATACGGTAGTTATAGATGCTAATGATAGATACAAAATTGATATTACAGGCGATGTTAGAACATATGAAGCTCCTAAGACTCCATTTCTAACATTGGTTTCTAATCTTGGTAGTAAATCTATTAATGCACCTATTATCACATGGATAGATGAATATGACAATAATGAAGGTTGGGCAGACATTGCATTAGATGCTTTCAGAGCAAGAAATCCGTTAGTTACAGGTACTTATGAACTTGCTGATTTGGGAAGTACAATAGGCGTAAAGCCAATGGATATTACTAATGCCGCTTATGTAGGTGGGCAATTACAAGCTTTTCAATCTACTATGGCTAATGGGTATGTATATACTTTGCATAATGGTAGCACAATAGCTTTACCTACAAAAACTACAATACAGAACTCTGGTGTACTTGATGTTAATGGTAAGTTAGGTATTGTATTAGACGGTACTGGAACTATTGCAGGTAATTCTTTTAATACTTGGAGTAAATTGCGTAATCTTGCTGTAGTGTATAAATGGGCTCATTTGGAAAATGGTAGTGCTGGAACTGAAGTATTTTATAAAGATAATTCTGAACAAATGCACTTTTATTTACCGTTTCATACTTTGACAGTATATGAAGCTGTTAATACTAACAATGGTATAGGCAATGAACTAAATGATACGCCTTCTAATGCTAATGTTT